AGCTAGTTTGCAATAATTTATATCTATCTAACTGCTGTACTGCACTCTCCAAATTTACTTCTTTGCCAGCCTCTTTGTGAAATGGCACATCTTTCCACTCAACTGGAAATGTTACTAGCACACCTGTAGGATCGGTAGGATGATTAATTACTTTGTAATTAGCATCACGCAATAACGGAATCATTGGATCATAGGTACTAAACTGTACATTGTTGAAAATATACTTGCCTAGCGGCTTGTGCACACCTTCTGTACAATCCATAATCTTTGATAGTGTTCCCGATGGCTTAACACAGGTAACATTCTTAGGACGTGGTAATCCTAGTTCATCAGCCATACTAGTCGCAGCGGCTGTAGCTGTGCGCTTTAGATATTCATAGTCATAACTAGTCATATCTGGACGCATTGCAATACCTGTTAAACCAACCCCGCAGAGACGTAGGAAATAGTTGTTAAGGTGCCATGCTTCTTGTAAGATCCCGTCTTTAAGGTTAACACAGGTTTGACGATAATTAGCCCTGGCAGCCAGTCTGATCGCATCGTGTAATCCGGCAGTGTCACCTTTAAACTTGGAGATGTCCGTTTCTGTAAGGTTACAGAAGGATTTGTTGCCCAATAAGATTTCGACACATGGATTTGCTCCTTTAAACCACGGAGCACGTCTAAGAGCTTCTTGTTCATTAATAAATCCTGGTTCGCTACCACCAGCTTCTAGCATAAGGTTAAATATATGCTTTAGTTCAGCTCGTGTTGGTTTTTCCTTGAATACTAAGCTATTATTCGATTGCTGACGATGAGCACGATCATAAAGCCAGAAATCTTTTTTAGCTACTGCAAACTCTTCCCATTCCGGTTGACCATAGTCGAAAAGAGCAATTTCAGCCGATCTACGACTGGACAAGATCGTTCCGAGATGATTAACAATGTCAAGAATATCCATCCTAGTGAGAAGGCTATCAGCCCTACCATTAAGTATGTTGGCAATTGCAACATAAGCTTTTGAGATAGCACTGTCACCGCTGCTAATCCATCCATATCCTTTTAGCCTTTCACCAGCAGGTCTGAGCTCACTAAAATCAAGCACAAGAGTATCAGCAGGGTATTTGCCAGCAAGGAGCTTGCCGATAGATTTAGCCCATGCTTCGGCACTGTCGCCAACTTTAATTGTCCAGGTTTTTGTGGTGTTATCCCAGATCTCAACATTCTGTTCATTTCCACCTTTAGCTGTTCGTTGGCTTTTAATGACTCGAATATTCTTGATTGTTTTTGAGAATCCATTTAGTGTACCTACAATCGGTTTGAATCCTACTCCACAGCCTTGCAACAATAACCATAGAACATCTACTACATCATATACTGTTTCTACTTGCGTAAAACTACAGTTAAATTGACTGGCTTCACGTGTTTGCGCTACTGGTGTACCGCCTAGCCACAGTGTGCGCCCAGCCATTAATACTTTACGATCTAGCATTAATTGCTTTAAATCATTTAATTCTTTAATCTCATTAGGTACTAGTGGACGCCCTGCTGCACGTTCCCACAGCCAGCGTTGATGTTCTGTAACGCGTGCTATAGTTTGTTCCCATGTTTCAAATTGTTTACCGTCATCACTAGTAGGTCTGTTATAAGTCCTCCTTGTAATTACTTGTGCTCGTGTACTTACCTGCATAATTGCTCCTATTTTCCTGTACTGCCAAATCCTCCAGTACCTCGTTCTGTATCGTTCCAACTGTCGACGAAATCACATAAGATAACTGGCATAATAACCAGCTGTGCAATTCTATCTCCAACCTCTATTGTATATCTGTTGTCACTAATATTTTTTAGTGGAATTTTTATATTTCCACGATAATCACTGTCAATAACGCCTACGCCGTTAAGCAGCATAATTCCCTTTGAGCCTTGTCCCGATCTGTTAAACACAAAGCCTCCGTAACCCTGCGGAATTTTTATGGCTACACCAGTATCAATCATTTTTGTTTCGCCAGGGTAGACTTCCAACTTTTCAGTGCTGCGTAAGTCTGCACCTGCATCCGTAGGATTAGCACGTTTGGGTAAGTAGACAGCATTATCGACTCTGCACTCTACAACTTGTTTAGCTGCCTCATAACGACCGTGATCATGGTTAGTGTTAATATTTAAGAATTGTGTACTGTATTTCACTTTAATGTTAGTCCTAGTATTTCATCAATATTTTTGCAATTTTCTACGCCTAGTGCATCCTTGCAATAAGTTTGTAGATCCATGAGTTTATAGTTTGTTTCAAGCTGTTCACGACTCTGATTAATGGCTTGAATGTATTTGTACCGACCAGATAGAGGAATACTATTAATAATATCCCAGGTAGTACCATACTCTTCAACAAGTTGCTGAGCACGTTTAGGTCCAACGCCAGGCACACCAGGGACATTATCGCCACTATCGCCCATAAGACACTTAACATGAATATAATCTGTGGGTTCAAAACTATAATGATCATTCCAGTTTTCATAAGTAGTCTCTTTTCGTGTAACATAGCTAAAGCGACTTACACCTGGTTGTATTAATAAATCCCAGTCTTTGTCACTGCTCATTAGCCAAATTTCTGGTATGCCTAGCTTAACTTTTTTGCTAACTACATATGCAGCAATATCATCTGCTTCTACACCCTGATAGCGCAACACAGGATAGTGTTCACTAAGTAACTCTAGTGTACTAGTAAAATCTTCAAAGAATAGCTCAAACTCTGCTCGTTCTGCCTCAGTTTGCTGCTCATACTTGTCTTTGCGATTTTGCTTGTACAGTGGATATATTTCTTTACGATAGCTGCTTGACCCTTGATCTGCAGCAATAATTGTCCAACGAGCTTTATAACTTTTGCTAAGGCTTTGTACTGTGCGTAGGTAGTCTTCTGCAAAATTTCTAGCGCCGCTATGTTTATAGCGAAAAGCAAGATTAAGTGCATCGACTATCATTAACGAATTGTTGCTTTTTTCAAAATCTTTAAATTGTTTCATAATTTATATTCATTACCAATCTTAATTTAGAGTCTGTGCACGTACTGCCTGTATGTTGTATTTTTGAATCAAATAGTACTAGTCTGTTAGCTACTGAATAAATTTTATTGCCGTCTATAAATTTAGTATATCCGTTACAAGTGTTTAAATAGTATACTCCTGTTATAGCTTTTTTATCTATATCAGTATGTAATCCATGTTCAAATATTGTATCCGTTCTAGGATTAAGATTAACTTTTATTCTGAGCAAATTCTTTATATTTAGTTTGTCTAGAATAGGATGTAGTAAATTTATAGCTGTACTTTGTATATTGCTATTATCGTATATAATATGTGTAAATTGAAAGTTATTTAAAACAGTTTCGTCAGATTCATGCAATACTTTATTATTATAGTACCAAGGAAACTGGTTACTTATAAATAATTTGTATAAATTTTCATGCGTGCTGTCATCAATAAAACTGTCTATTATTTTCAATTTATTTACTCATTTTTAGAGTGTAATCTATTATTATATCACACACGCTATATTGTGTCAAGATACAAATTTGATCGTGCTTATATTAAGCCAATCTTCGAGTAAAAAGATATAAAACTCATAATCATCTGCATTATACATTAGCCAGCGTTTTTCTAGTAATGCATCATCGTCAAACACTACAGTAGCCACAAACAATTTACTGCGATCATGTTTGAATATAAGTAGTGGTAATTTATCTACTTGTAGAGCTTGGCGTTGGGTTTGTTGCCACCACTCGATAAGTTGTGGAGTTTTATGTGTTAGTAACCCACTATTAATATGGTCATCTGCATAACCCTTTACCTCAACACAAAACCTATTCGTTTGCCCAGGTACATAAAGATCGCCTTTAAGTTGATGTTTAGGGTCAAGAGCACCTGACCCAGGTACTCTCTCCCAATTTAAACCTGTATGCTTACGCAACATATCACGTGCTAATGTTTCTGTGCGTGCACCTTTTTGACGACTATCTACCACTGGTAGCCTCATTGACATGTTTAGCCAGTCTAGTCCAATCTATATTTCCTAGCTGATCCGTATACAAGGTCTCTTTAGTTTCTAGATCTAGCTGCTCAATCTTTTGTCTATCACGAGCTTGTTTATTTTTACGCACTTGTGCTATTTTTTGATAGTGCTTCATATTCATACTACGCCTCAATGCGAGATATGTTATTACGTTTAATAACATTTACTTTCTCTAACAGTGGATGACTAAAACCGTGGCTAACTAAAAAGGTATTTAAGTGCTCTTCGCGTAATAAGACTTCTACTAGCTTTTCTTTACCATCTACATCTAGTGCTTCTACAGTTTCGTCTAAGATTAATAAATTAATACGACTGCTGCTTAGTGTTTGCATTAGCTTGCGTATGGCTAATAGTGTGGCTACATTTACACGAGCTTTTTCACCACCGCTAAGTGCACTAATGTCTATATCGCGACCATTGTCACTGATAACAACATTGAGTTTGTCACTGCTGTTTACCTTGAAACCGATTTGAAATCTGCCATCACTTAATTCAACTAAGTATTGGTTAGTAATCTCTTCCAAATCCTTGACTAAGCACTCTATTTTATAAGCTACTAGCCCAGTTGTACTAAAAGTTTTATTTAGTATGTTAACAATATTAATGCGTTCATTAATTAAACCAAGTTGAAAGGTATGTTCTTCCAACTCACTGCGCATATCTCCGAGCTGCTGCTTAATAGTATCTACTTTAGTGTTATGTGCTTTAGCCGTACTGTTATGTTGTTCACAACGCTGTATTTCTTCACGAGTTTTTATTATTAGTGTGCTAATTCGTTCATACTCACGCTGTAAGTCATTTTTGTCTAAAACTTGTTGTGGTAGATTTTTATCTATTAACAGGTGAAGCTTTTCCCACTCTGCTTGTTTTGCTAAGCTAGTATCATACTGTTGTTTTTGCTGCTTTATTTCTTCTATAATTACCGCACAAACTACACCACTAGTTCTAGCATCTTCAATTTCGCTAGTACGCTCAACAATTAGTTCGTTAACCTTTGCTTCATTTATTAAGCTAAAACAAGTTGGGCAAACTCCGCTCAACTTATTTAATTTTTGTATAAACGCTTCACCATCACGTACAGTGCGTAAGTGGTTAGTATACTCTGACTCCATAGTCTGCATGCGCTTTACATCAGGCTGCGGCGGTATGTCTAGTACTGCTATACTATTTAATTGTTTTTTATAAGTATTATTTTGATTGATTTGCTTGTTTAGTTTGTCAATATTACTAATCTGCGCCTGCACTTCTACTAGTTGTGGTTCTAGTTGTTGATCTAGTGCTGGGACCGCCACTTCTTGTTTATAACTAAGATTGGTACTAGCATACTTATCTAACCAAGCCTGTATTGTAGTAATCTTACCCTGTATACCACTTAACTCTTGTTTAAGATCTGTGGCCAATTCCTTGAATACTTCGCCTGCTTTAGTATACTTTGTTAGATTAAGTATTTCTATTAAAAACTTTTTACGTGCTGTATCTGCACTAGTTAAAAACTCTAAGCTATTAGCATTGCTTTGATAAACAATCTGTGCAAAACTTTTATGGTCTATGCCTATAATATCTTCGATCATTTTATAGGTTGTAGTAGCGGTATGTCCACTAATATCACGACCATTTTTTAGCAATTTTACAGTTTGCTGTGCGCCACGAACAGTTTTTACTGTATAATCGCTATCATCACGGCTAAAATCTAGCTCAATAGTATAACTTTTATCTTTAACATGCCGGTTTAGTATATCGGCTTTTTTAATGCCTTTGCTGTTTTTATTGTAGAGTGCTTCTTCTAATATAAGTGCTATGCTGCTTTTACCATGCCCGTTTCTACCTACTAGTTGCGTAAGTGGAGCGTGTACAAAGTTAATCTTGTTATTAGCACCATAACTAAAAAGATTACTCCAACGTAGTTCTTTTATTGTTATCATTGCCCCAAAACTTTCGCTTATTTAAAAATCCCAGTTGTTCTATTAATAATACACAGTCCCTAGCACTATCCAACTCATTTTCCCATAGTTGCTGCGTACCGTGTTTACGTTCGCTAATTATTTTAGCTACATATATCATATTAGGGTGTTCAGTCACTATTATATACCTGTATATTTTTTAAAGAATAATTCATCAAAACTTCACTTTTTTCATAAAGATCAGGAGAACAACTTAATATAAAGCTATTAACACTATAACGAGCACCGCTGTTTATATTAGTTACTTCATGAACCCAAAAAGGACCTGCTGGAAAAATTAATCCATCTCCAGCTTTCATCTTAAACGTATGTTTACCATTCCAAAAACTAAAATTACCACCAGTAAATTCATCATTCAGTTGAAAAGTACAACTTGCATATATAAAAGGATTTCCATCTATATGTGGGTGTATCCAGCCACCAACACCATATTTCATCAGCCTATATCTATGTGAACATTTTAAATATATTCTTAATAAAGGTATATGTACTGAATTTAATTTGTTTAATTGCTCAAGCCAATTTGTTATCATAAACTGCGTTTTATTAAACAAAAGTTTATAAGTATAACTGTCTGGAATTAAGTCAACTTTATCATAAGTTGACACTACATCTAAACCAGTATTAGCATGTAAACATTTTTCTTTTTCAGAAAAATTTTTTCTAGATTCAAATTCTGCTATTAATACTTCTCTATCTTGTTTGCTAATAACTTCTTTAAGATGTAATATTTGATCAATCATCTGCTTCTATCTTTGCTAGGTGTGACTGCAATTCAAGTACAGTTTGTTCAACTGTTTCACTGCCCAATTGTAGCACATAGGTTAAATACTCACGAACTTCTTCTACCAGTGTCATTTCATTATCAAGCATTAATTGTACATCTGTGTTACGCTTGATAACTTTGCGGTCAATCAACTCGTTATCCTCTAGTTCCCCCAATTCCTGCATATCACCCTCAACTTGATAAATTGTATGGTGATACGGTGTTGGCGGTTTAGGGTCGCTTACTCCAACTGTCAACCTTATTAGCTGCGGTACTTCTAGTTTTAGCCAACTATGCACTAATGTTTCAGTATCAATTAATATAACACCTGTGTCAACTGGTTGACGATGAAAGCTAGTAGTAACAGGGCTACCGGGATAGAGAATATTGCGTTGACAATTTTCATAACTGTGTAAGTCTCCAGCTAAGACAACGTCCCAGCCGCTAAATATATTTAAGTCTACTTCAGGTGTAACGTGTGGTGGTATTGCACCACGAACATGTGTGCACAATAGTGTGCCACCATCTGGCCACGGATTGTGCTGCTCAAAATCTTTTAGTTTGTTGTAGGGAACAAACTCTATTCCATAATCGCTATAGTAATCATCTATGACTATAACTTTGCGATTCATCTTGTTAGTGGCTTTAGCCAAATTAGTCATAAAAGTAGTTGATTTTTTAACTGCTTCATGATTACCGCTGTATATAATAGTTGGTATATTACAGTTGCCGATTAAGTCAAAATATATCTCTAGTTCTTCCATACTAGGCAGCTTATCAAAAACATCACCGCCTATAACAAATATATCAGCATTGGTTTGTTTTTCTGCTAATTGTTGCCATAGTAGGTTATATCTGTTTCTAGCCCAATCTACTGGTACGTTTTTCTGCCCTAATTTTATGTGTAAGTCCGCTGTAAATAGTAATTTCATTTATAACCTTTTTTAGGCAAAAAAGCCCAGTAACCAAGATCACTGGGCTTTTGCATTATCCTAGTTCTTTAACAGCTTCTTGTTCGCTTTCTGTACCTTCATCTTCACCGCCACTATTTACTTTTTCTAGTAGTGCTAGGACTTCTTCAGCTTTGGGTCTTGGGAATTTTTCATCAATTGAAACAGCGGCATCTGCTGCTGTTTTTTCGTCTGCTGTAAGTGCGCGAGGCTTGCAACGTAATACTTGAAGCGTGTATTCAACATTAAATGCTAGTGGCCCAGTTTTAGTACGTTTGAATACAACGTCCCAACCAGTATCATAATCTGTAGGATCGCCTAAATCTTCGGCTGCTGTTAAGATTTGCTCAAATAACTTCTTTTTAAGATTAAGCGCCTTAACTTTACCGTCTTTAGGGTCGATACAATTTATTGAATAACTCCAGCTGCACTTAAGTTCAGGATAGAAATCAGGCACATGGTCTTTTTCCATGTTGTCAAACTTCTCTTTTTCACGGCTAAATGCCAAGCACTCAACAGGAATATCCTTGTTATTAGTGCCCTTAATCCAGTAAATATAACGTGGCAAAACTCCGCCAATTAACCTAACTGTATTTTCGCCATCTTTGTATTCGTAAGTTTCTACTTTATTTGTTACAGCTTTGCCTTTTGTTTGTTTAAAGCTAAGTGCCATTTTTATTCCTCGTATTTGAAGTGTATTCGTTTATTTTTTATTTCTAGTAGCGGATTATATTTTAATAAGCTGATTTCTATATCTGGATAGTAGGTTAAATCTAAAAATTTATAACCTAGGTCTTGGTAAAATTGCCAATTTCTACGACCCGCTAGTTTAAGGTATTGGATTATAAATAATCTATCAGTTCTTGCATCATTTAATAACTGATCCGGCTTGAGTAAAAAACTAGGTCCGCTAAACATTTCGCTAGTTATCTTGGCATTATTAAGTTTAACCCAACGACCATTACGATAGTCTCGCAGTATATCTAACAAGTCCCAGTGTTGTTTTGATTTTTGCTGTAGTTTTTCAAGGTTAAATCTTAAAATCATATTTCTACTCAATATAATATTATAGCACAAACAGCTAGCTATAACAAGTTAAATTTTTTAAACCAATTTGGTTTCCCAGCCTTTTTTCATATAAAGACCTAATCTGTCAGTATTTTGTTTTCTATCAGCCCAGCCACTAAATTGAATATCCACTACTATTGGGCTTTGTTTACCTGGATGTGGCCGCATTATTCTACCAACAATTTGTTCTAGTAGACTATCATTACTCATAGGTACTGCTAGGATGACACAACTGAGTATGTTGATGGATATACCTTCGCTGAAGATTTGCCTGCTACCAGCAACGCACATTTTTGCTTTACTGAGTAGTTGTTCTTTTGCATATTGCCTTTCTTCATAGCTGGTGTCGCCAGTAACCAACAAACACGTTTCTCCAACATATTCTTTGACCTTTTCTAAGAATTCTACTCTGTCTGCAATTACAAGTACACTGTGACCGTTGTTTATGTGATAAGTAGCTAGTGCACTAATGTAACGCCTATAATCATCATTTTGAGTTAACTCATTTATCTTTTCTACCCAAGGCACATTTGGTTTTAATACTATATTACTCTTAACTATATGTACTACTGGATTAATAGTATTACTTTGTGGTGGACGATAAACAACACTGCCAAAATAATCTTGAAACATTACATGCTTACCGTCTTTACGTGTCATAGTACCGCTTAAGGCAATTCTATATCTAGCGTAAAAGGTGTCTACTGTTTCGCTGAATGTAGTAGCCGGACAGTGGTGTGCTTCGTCTAAGATAATAGTACCAAACTCTTTTTGTAATTTATCTAGATGTTTTACTATACTTTGTACGTTTCCAACTACAATAGCGTGGTCTTCTATATCAAAATGCCCACTACCTATAATGCCACACTGCATACCAAACAATGTTTCAATTTCATCACGCCATTGATCTCGCAGTGATGTAGTATGTGTAACTA